ATCTCCTAATGAAATAATTGCTGATGTTTTAAAAACAACTAAAATTACAGAGCATCAAGCTAAAACATTAACTAGAACTGCAATTACTTCTACTCAAACAGCTGCACTAAGAAAAGTAGCTAATGATAATAAAGAGCTAATAAAAGGCTTTATGTTTACTGCAATTCTTGATTCAAGAACAAGTCCTATTTGTTCTCATCATAATGGTAAAATTTATGATGTAGATGATAAAAGATTTGTTCCTCCTTTACACTGGAATTGTCGTTCTTCTTTAACTCCTGTTTTAAAAGCAAAAGATGATTTGCTTAAAGAAAAAAATATTAAGAAAACAAATCTTAAAAAAGTTAAAGATGAAACGTTAAATGGATTACCACCTAAAAAAGAATCTTTTGGAGTTTGGTTAAAAAGACAACCAATGGAAATTCAAAAGAAATTATTAGGATCAGAAGATTCTGTAAATCTTTTTAGACAAGGCAAATTAAAAGCTGAACAATTTATTAGTCCAAAAGGTAAAGCATTAAGCATACAAGCTTTAAGAAATAAAGCTGCAAATGCTACTGCTATTTATCGTCCTAAACAAAAAGTTAGAGAAGTTGGTATTCGTCTAGATGCTAGTAGACCAAGTAGTCTGCTTAGAAGTCCAAAGCATAAAGATGATCTAAGACAATTATTTTTAATTGATTCAGATGATTTTAATCAAAGTTTATCGCTAACTGATTTTAAAGGAACTAGTTTAGTTGGTAAACAAGCTTCAAGACGTAGAGTTGGAAATGTATTTGATGAAAGAAATTTTAGTGCAGACCCTTTAACTGGTGAAATAAAAAATACTAATTTGTATGATCCTGATTTTAATCTTTTTCAAGAACGACTAGATTTTATGCGTAATTCTAAATTATTAAAGTCAGATGAAAAGCAATTTATTGAATCTTTTGTAGTAGGGTTAGATGATAAAATTTCTGTAAATCAACAAACGGTTGCTGTTGAAAATTTAAGAGTTGTTTTTGAACGTTATGCAAAAGATAAAAAACCTTGGAGTGATTTTGCTTCTGTAATAAGGGCTGAAAATAGATTTGCTGTTCAAAACGTTTCAAGGTTATTAGATACTAGATCTAAACAAAGATCTCAAATGTTTGTTAGTTATCTTTCTCAAGATAAGCCTCAAGTTCAAATTATGGGTAAGTATTATAATTTTGATGATATACAAAATACTCAATTAGCTGATCAAAGATTTATTGATGCTTGGAGAAGAACAGAAGGCAAAAAGCTTGCTACTAAAATGTTTTTTAGAGGTAGAGCGCCTATGAGAGTTTATTATCAAAAGTTTGTAGAAAGATACCCTACTAAAGAAAAAATGATAAAAAACTTAAGGAAAAATAAATATTTTGATACAGCATATAAAGCTTATAAATTGGCTAATAAGGGAAGAGAACCAACTGACGCTTGGATAACTAGAACAGCAGCAAGAGGACGAGAGAGCGTTAGACGAATTTTAGATTTTGAATTTTTAATTGCATCTAAAAAACCAACTAGTGCTTTTATTAATGATGAGGCTTTAGACAGTTTAACTAAAATAGCAAAATTAGTGTCTTCAGGACAATCAACTGATTATGATACTTTAGCTATTAATATTGGAAAACAATTTTCTAAAGATTTTGAAAATATAATTCCTTTTACAAAACATACTTTAAAGCAATATCATCAAGAAGGTTCTAAAATACTTGAATTTATGAAAGATCAAGGTTTAATTAGAGTTAATTTTAGAGGAAAAACTCGAAGAGGTGTTATTGATTTAGAAACAGGAAGAGCTTCAGGTGGTTGGGGTGATACTATCTCTAGAGAAGTATTAGTAATAGATAAAAACCTTTTAAGACTTCAAGAAGCTGAACGTAGAGTTACTATCTCTAGACGTTTAGGAATAACTTCTGCAAGAGATCGTTTATATGTTAAAGCAAATAAAAAGACTTACGTAGATGCAAGAGGTAATGATACTGGGCTTCCTTTAGTTTCTAGAGATAAATTTCCTGATTATGATGAAAAGCAAATAGACCGCGACATGGCTAAAATGTTAAATCATGTTATGGATGTTGAGTATGGGGTTGATCAAGACTTTTCTACTTTTATGGACGATCTTGTTAGATTTAGAGATCCAAGAGGACGTACCAAATACTATGACTCTATTAATGAATTTAGACATGAAATTTTAAATAGAGGCGAACAAGGTTATGGGCTAATGTCTACTGTTAAATATCATAGACAGCGTAATAAAAATTTTAAGACATTAGCTTTTATTGACTCAAGAGGACGAGTATATCACAGAGGTTATTTAACACCCACAGGTGGTGAAGTTGTAAGACCATTTTTAAACTCTGGCAGAGCAATAAATATGACTGAAGACGCTTTAGATGAATTAGAAATTCAGATTGGTGCAATGATTGGACCTGGAACTGAGGCCTTAACTCAAGCAGGTAGACGAGAAATATTTAATCGCAATAAACAACAAATTGTTAATTTAGGCGAGTTAATGTTATCTAAAACTCAGAGAGATAGAAGACTTAGGGAGTTTTTAGAACATCCTTTAATAAGACCCTTAGAAGGTCCAGAAGTTCCAAAAATGGCAAGAATGGCTTTAGAATATGCTAGAATTGAAAGACATAAAAAGTCTGGAAAATCATTAACAAGTTATAAAACAAAATTGATGATTGAAAATGATGCTAGTTCTTCTGGTGCTCAAATTATTGGATTATCAACTGGTGATCGTGCTATATCCGAAGCAAGTAATGTTTTAGCTACAACTCAAAAAAATAGATTATATGATTTAGTTGCTATGGATACTGTTAATGATCCAGAATTTCTTAAAATACCTGCTTTAAGAGACGCTTCTATTACTTGGGAAGATCTTGCTAAAGCTGCTAAAGCTCAAAACATGGTTTCATTTTATGGAGCTGGTTCAGCAACTAAAGCAGCTAACGTAGCTAATAAGTTTTCTAAAGTTTTAGATGAAATGGGTTTTGTAACTGTTACAAAAGAAAATTTAAATGCAACATTAAGAATTGTTGATGGTAAAATTAAAATAGCCCAAAGACAAGGCGCTACAGGAGTAGTAAGTGAACTAACTTCTTTTAAAGATGAATTAGTTGAATTAATAAATAAGAGTCAACCTGTAGGTAGAACATTATTAAAAGAAGCTCAAGATATTCATCCTGACGTTGGTAGTTTTGTATTAAAATTAACTAATTCTAGACGAGGAATTGTTGGTCCAAAAGACTTTTCAGAAATATCTAGAATTATGAGTAAAAATATGTCGCAGAGAGCGCCAATAACAGATAATTTTATTAATTTTTGGAAAAAAGCCTCTGTAACTTATGTTAATGATACTAAAAAGGTAGATATACCATGGGTAACATTTGACGGTAAAATAATGACGCAAAGGTATCGTCCTAAGATACAAGAGCGTATAGAATTCACAGATCCAGTAACAGGCAGACGAATTAAAAATATTTATGAGGATGCAGCAGAAGATGGAAAACTTTTAGGTAAGGGTTCTATTAATGATGCAAGAATTGGATTAGGTGTGAATGGAAATCACAGCAATGACGCTGCTATCGTACGACAGTTCCATTTATGGGCAAGAAAAAACAGCGTTGAATCTGCTACTATCCACGATGCTTTCTTTACTAATATTGGTGAAGCGAGACGTGCGAAAAACGCTTTAAGAACCATCTATGCAGATGCTCTTGAAGGTGATACTATAAGAAAGACTTTACGTGAAATGCGTAGACAAGGTCTTTCAAGAAAATCTTATAATGAACTTTTAGCTGAAGCTAAACGATTAGGTCTTTTAGATCCTAAAAATAAGATTACAAGAAGAGACATACTAGAACCTTTATCTGGGAATAAAGAATGGTATGGCATTGGTCCATAGTTATTTGTAATAGCCTATAGGACTTTTAACCGTGTTTGTAACACATTAAAATAAAACTCAAGCTGTGCTTGAAAGGAAAAATTATGAGTGAAGAAGAAAATAAAACTGAAGAAGTAGTAACTGAAACAATTGAAACTGAAACAGTTGAACAAGAACCTGTTCAAGAGGCATCTTCAACAGAAGAACAAGACAATGATCCGATTGAACAAGCGGTTAATGATAGACTAGCAAAAATGAAGTCTAATATGGATCGCATGGTTAAAGAGCGTGATGAAGCTTTAAAAAAAGCTGCTGAAATTGAGCAAGCTCAAAAGCAAGCAGAAATTAAACGACTTGAAGAAGAAGGCAAACTTACTGAAGCTCTTGAAATGAAACTTGCAGAAGCACAAGCTAAGTTAAAAGTATTCGAAGAAGAAAATACAAAACTTAATCGTGATAATGTAGTAAATTCTCAACTTGCAACCTTAGACTTTCGTAATGAGCGCAGTCGTCAAATGGCGCAGCGTGATATTGTTGAGCAACTTGTTCAAAATGAAGCTGGTTCGTGGGTTCATAAATCAGGTACAACAATTCAAGAATTTGTTGAATCTTACTCTAAAAGTGAAGATAATTCATTTTTGTTCCGTGTTAAAGCCAATAGCGGTGCTGGAACAACAACTCCATCTGCTCCGTCTAATACTGACGAAAAGAAGTCTTTATCTCAGATGAGTACAGATGAAGTTTTAGCGTTGGCTGCTAAAGGTCAACTAGGATCATTCAATTATTAAATAATAATAGTTATCTATAAGGAATTAAAATCATGGCTATTACAAATACCGATTTTCAGAATGTAGCTCTTGCTATCTCTGCTTATGCAGATGAAGCATATACAACTGAAAAGAAATTAAATTCAACAGATATTGTTGGAGCAAGAGACGACATTACAGATTCAGGTGAATCATTTGTAGGTCAAATGCGTTTCTATAAACCACTTGCAGCAAATATCAATGTTCCTTCATTGTCGTCTGCAACAGATGGTACATATACAGATATCTCAACAGATATCGCTAACTACGTAAAATCAGTACGTACATTTGGTGCGCAGCAAGTTAACTTGCAAGAAGTAATTTCAAAGCAAGATGGTCTTGCTAAAATTGCTAGAGACTTTGCTCAAGTGCGTGGTGATGACGAAGGTAATGCTCTTATGGCTTGCCTAAAAGGTGTTGCAGCTTCCGAAACAGGATTAGGCGATGCAGGTGGAACAGGAAACGGTGGTATCGTAGATTTCGATACAAACGCAGACGCAGCTAACACAGGTTTCTTTGTTGATATAAACGCAGCAGGTCAATTTGGTTCAGCCGCAACAGGCACAAGTGATCAGCGTAAACTTTTTGATGCAACTGCTACAGGTGCAGCAAGAGGTGAGCGTCTATTCCAAGCAATCGGAATGGCATACAAAGATCATGAACCAGACTTTATGTATCTTGTAACTTCTCCTGAAATTATGGCAGAAATGCGTGCAGCTAATTTAGTTGATGAAACTATGATTGAAGATGGTAACATGAACTTTAACACTATCTTTGGTGGTAAATTCCGTCTTATAATGACTCGCGCAAGTCAACGTGCAACAACTGAAACAGGTGACGTAAACGCACAATCAACTAAATGTTCTTTTGTAATTAAACCACAATCAGTAGCAGCAGCTAATGTAATGGTTCCTACTCCTGTAGAAGTTGATCGTAATGCAGCTTCATACACAGGTGGTGGTTCTACAAATATTTGGTATCGTTATGGTTTCATTATGCATCCAATGGGTTATGATTGGTCAGGTGCAACTAATGCATTTGCAACTAATACTACTCTTGGTGCAGCAGCGTCTTGGTCTCGTAAAATGGACGCATTGAACCTAGGCATCTTGCCTATCTTCCATTCATAAGATTTAGGAGGAGCTAATGGCTTTAGTTCTTAATACAAATAGCTACGTAACTACAACTGAAGCTGACACTTACTTTACAACTCGTATTGATGCAGATGAATATACTTCTGCAGCAGACGCATTGAAAGAACAAGCATTAGTTACTGCTACACAGTTAATTGACAATCGTGCATGGATTGGCATTGCTGTTAGCTCTTCTCAAGCTTTGGCATGGCCACGTAAACAAGCAACTTACTATGATCCTAGATTGGGTCAGGATATAACGATTGCTGATAGCGTGATACCGTCTCAAGTTAAAATTGCAGTATATGAGCAAACTTTACATTTATTACAAAATGAAGATTTAATTGCTCAAAAGACTCAAACATTTGAAAGCATTTCTGTTGGTAGTATTAGTTTATCTGACAGTAATGGAGATGTTTCTAGAACTTCAATTACTCCATCAATTATCCTAAAACCATTAAGACCTCTTATTAGTAGAGGAATGAATAGTAATACATGGTGGAGGGCTAATTAATGTCACTATCTGCAAAAGTGACTGCTGCTGTCAATAAAGCATTTGCGGCTGCAGGTGATCTAGTTCAACAAGGAACATTAACAAGTAAAAGTGTTACTACTTATGATTTTGCTGCTAGAGCAACCGTGAGTACAAGCACTATTAAAACTGTAGATGTTATTATACAAACAGCTCAAAAACAATCAGGAGAAGGTTTTATTACTACTGCTCTTATGCGGTCAGGAGAAGATCTTTCTGTTTATGATACTCTTACAGTAGGAACTAAAACATTTAGTATTATTGATTATAGCGATAACAATTTCATTATTGAAGCTCAATTAAGTAGAGAGGTAAAATAATGTTTGATAACGTTTTAGATGATATTGAAGGTGTTTTTGCTTCTCAAGCATGGTTAGCTAATACTATAGATGTTTATCCTGATAATTATCAAGGATCGATTAATGATGAAACAGAGTTTTGTCGTTTAAATGTTATGCCTAGTAACAGTGAAAATTTAGAATACGGTGGTCTTAAACTTTTATCAGGTTTAATTGCTGTTAAAATTTTTGTTGGAGCAGGTGAAGGACAATCTAGAATAATGGCTATAAGTGATGTACTTGACAATGTACTGCAAAATAAAAAATTAACAAGAGGAACAGAGCTATTTACATCTTATTTAAATGTGGAAGGGCTTGACCCAACTAATAAAGCACTTTATAGTGCAAGTTACATAATACCATTTAAGATACATGGAGAATAATAAATGGCACATATTTCAACATTAGGTGCAGGTATTTTTACATACCTAGACATCTATCAAGGATCTATTGCCGCAACGGTTGATACTGCTGCAGAATACGCTGCACTTTTTGTGACAGCAAATGCTAGTGATGTAAAACGTCTTCCGTCTGTGCGCGAATTTCCTTCAATTGGTACACCTGCGAACATTGTTAATGTTCCTGTGTATGGTCAAAATACTTCTTCTCAGGTACAAGGTCAATCAGATGCTCCAACATTGGAAATTACTGTAAACTATATTCCTGATGATATGACAGACTACCACGCATTAATCGGTTCTGAAGTTGCGTTCCGTTTTATGATGTGTTCACAATCAACAGACTTAGCAGCTAGCTTAGCTACAGCTAACACTGCTTTGGCTTATGGTAATACAGAATTTTACTTTAAAGGTAAAATCGAAGCTATCTTGGTTAACCCTGCGTTGACTGATGCTACTACTGCGACTGTTACTTTGTCAGCTCAATCTGACTTTTTCGGTCCAGCTACATTACCGTAATATTAAATTTGGGGAGTCCGAAAGGGCTTCCCTTATATATGAGAAAGATTATGACAGAAAAACCATTTAGTAAAACATTTGTTATGAGAACAACCTTCCGACATATGCGAAGAAGTGTTGATATTAGTATTCGTAAGAGTTTTGAACGTTTTCAAGACTTTGACAATGAGTCTTCTATGGGAAAAGAAATCATGGAAACTCTAGATACTTTGCACAAAGTTAGGAAAATGCTTGATGACTTTCAAGCTAACAATCCAAGTTTATTTACAGAAAAAGACAGGTTAGATTAATGAAACATTTAGTAGGAAAAGTTATTACAGAAAAAGTTGAATTTATGGGTGATCAAGTTGAAGTTAAAAAACTTTCAGTAAAAGAAGTTTTACAAATTCAAAAGATTGTTGATAAATCACAAAAATCTAAAGATGAAGAATCTCAAATAAAACTTCTTCAAGACGTTATTAAAGTTGCGGTTGTTGGCGCAGATGAAGTATCTGAAGAAGACTTTAATAAATTTCCATTAGGTGAATTAAATAAACTAACAGAGTCTATTTTATCATTATCAGGGTTAGGTCAAGACGCTACTGTGGGAAAGTAACTGCAGAAGAAGAATCTATTTATCAAGTAGCCTATGAATTAAGAATACCTATTTATAAATTAGAAGAAGAAATGCCTTATTTAGAGCTATTAAAATGGATAGATTTCTTTTCTAAATATCCTATAGGTTGGCGTGAAGATCAAAGAACTT